TTTATTGATAAAGAGCCTATTACATAAAGACAACAAAAGAGCAATAGAAACAAGCGCCGAAATAATCTTGGTAAAGAAATCAATAAGATGTAAATAACCCTTATCAATCGACGAAATAGATGGTAAATCGACTTCATATATATTAGATTGCATGTTCTGCCAATTAGGTAAAGTGAATTGATTATCTAAATTAGAAAATGAACAACCACCACCATTTGAACAGGTAACATATTTCCCCTTTCCATTAGAAAATTTAATAGTATTACCGACTTTTTCGAACTGTGTCAAATCGGTAAAAAAGTATCCATAGTAGATATAATTTGAATAATTATTAGTACGAGTATAACCAATGAAATAATATCCATATTTATTAGCCATGCCATAAATGACATCACTAGCAGAATCAAAAGACGCTCTATCAAGTTGCTCTTGCTTTTCTTTTTCTTCTTTTTCTTCTTTTTCCTTCTTTTCTTCTTCTTCTTTCACCTTCTTCTCTTCTGCTTCTTGTGCTTTCTTTTCCTGTTCTTGCTTTTCCTTTTCTGCCTGTTCTGCTTTTTGTCTTTCGAGATAATCTATTAAATCATCATTATTTTGTGTTTCAGGAGTAGGACTTGGAGATGGACTTGGTGTCTCTTCAGCATATACAGGAATTAAAAACATACATGCAATTAAAATCTTAATTACATGTGTTGAAATGGCTTGAAAAGTATTGACCATATCCAATTAAAAACCAAATTAGCACCAGCAACAAGCCCAGCAACTGGCATAAAATACTTAAAAAAATCAGAGAATAAAGAAACTAAAACTTTAATTAATTCTAAATTTGTCATTAGGACTCCTTTCTAAAAAAATAAGGAGATAGCCACATCGACTATCTCCCATACAATCACAGTAGCTAATTGTGAATAGTATGATAAATTAAATCTTGCCTTTTCTTGCGTGTTTAAAATACTTAACAACCCAGGCTGCTCCAAGTGTAATGCCCATTAATGCTAAAATAGGTCCCATGTTATCCTTAATCACAGAAAACATACCAGTAACAACTGCAGTTGCATCGAAACCAAACGTATAGCCAGAACCTTCACGAGCAATAGTTAATAAATGTGCAATCATGTTTAATCCCCTTTCTATTTGTTGTTCATTTCAATAATATAAGATTGTTCATTGTTGAGAAATGTTTCAAAAACATAGCCATTCGGGAAAGTGATTTGTAATACCTTATACGGCTTTCCCGCTTTACTTGTTTTTTCAACGATTACCGCTTTTACATTCATAAATAATAACCCCTTTCTATAATTTAATTATACAAATATATAAATAAAATACAATCACTTTTTTAAAGAATTACGTTTAGAGTCGAGAAAAGGTTTGTATAAACTTGTATTATTAGACACATACGTATATAATTCTAAATCGTATGTACTTAATTGTTCTCTAAGGTCGTAATATTCAACAATCAAGCCAATGCGTATAAATTCGTCAATCTTTAATCGCATTTCTAAAACTTCGTTTGCAGTGTAAGTACGAAAATCAAGAATATCAAATCCAGAAATATTTAATATATCCTTAGAATTATATTGATGTTTTTCAGGGTTATCTTTGTGAGTAAAATAGTTATACATACCTTTTACACTCGAAACTGGAATAGGCAATACTCCAGAAAATATATCAGAGATATCTTGCACGTTTTTTTGAGTAGTAGGACCTTCCCAGCACAACATAACATGATAATGTGGTTTTTTTACTTCACCATCAGGATTGACATCTTTATCATGTAAAGGACTAACACATACAGGAATATGCAATTCTTCTAACTTGGAATACCAATCTTTTGGCGCTGATTCTGGATAAATTAAAAATGTCCAGTATCGTGATTTTTTGTTGTTCATATTTCCCCTTTCTTATCGTTTATCAATATAAAATGTCACTTGGCACTTGGCACCTTAGGGGGGTGTCGTAGTACCCCCCTGAAAGAGAGTCGCCACTTGCGCGCTACTGCTTGCCAAATTCTTAAAAAAATTAACAAGTTACCATTCAAAAATTTTTCGATTTTTGAACTATTTTTTTAATAATTTCTTATTAATATCAAAGTTAAAATTTGTCTGGCTTTCGTATTCTTCACGGCCAGAGACAACTTTTTGATATGTATCATAACTATCTCTAAGTTTTCTAGTTTGCATAAAAAAACCAACTTTTAGTAAATCACCAGATAACTTGCCAAAATCTTCGACTAAAGTTGCACCATCATAAACGTACATAAAATTAAATTTTTGTAAAATACATCTACACATTATAAGGGTGTCGCTTTGTTCTCTGAATGGTTTCGCTAATCGTAAATATAACTGGCTTGTTCCAAGAATTAGTTTCCTTTGTTTTCTTTGTTGGCTTATTTCAGTAAATATATAACTTGGTATGTTTTTACTATCCAATGCATTAAAATATGTGTGTATCTCATCTATTGCATATACGACTCCATATATACCATTATTAACAGATGTAAGAACATTAGACAAATCATCCATACTAGAAAAATGAATATAATCAAAATCTACATTTAATATTAAATTAGTAACTACAATACATTTTGGATATCTCTTTTTAATATCAAGTAAGACCTTAACCATTGAAATAGTCTTGCCTTGACCTTGACGGCCACAAAAGACCTGAACACCTGATAATCTGAAAAAATCTTTATTTTTTGATAATAAGTAATCATCTTTGATAACTTGACCATTAAGAGATTTAATATCTTTTTTAACTAAATTCTCAATATTTGCCATAAAATGCAACCAGTCGCACATACGTTAGCGACTGGTTAACTCCTTTCATTAACCTTTCATCAATACATACTTTTTTATAAAATTAAAAACTACTAAGAACAATTTAAAACCTAAAACCAATACAACATAATCAATCAATGCAGAATATACTATATCACCTAAAATATATTTGAAAATTCCAGCCCCTTGAATAGCAAAAGTAGAAAACCAATTCAATGACTCTCCAACAAAAGAAGGAAATACAGGTATAGCAGGAATAATACTGAAAACAACATCAGTAATAGCCTTTATAATTGCCAAGAACGCTTTAACAATCATTAACCATCGACCCCCTTAAACAGTCCAAAAATACCCCTTAATATTCCAAATGCAACAATAAAACGGATAAAATTTTGAATAAATGACCATACTGAAGGAATATTTCGCTCGATAACTGTCAAATCAATATCGAAAGTACCAGAACTAAAAATAGCAGGAATGGAAATAGTACCAGTCGAAGGCGCAGACGCTAAATTATGCGCAGTATCAATAGCCCATTGAACAGGATACAAAAGACTCTTAGTCTTCTCATTACCAACCTTTTGAAGACTATCAGCAATGCCATTAACCTCTGTTACCTTTGATGTATCCATTTGTTCATCATGTTGCTTTTTTGCTTCGGCGATCTGTTTTTTGAAATTCTCATCATTAGATGACTGTAAATTGTTAATGGCTGCAGTTTCAACAGTAGGCAGACCAACACGAGAACGTTCGGAGTTAGATAATTCGGTTTCATACTTTAAAAAAATAGGGATAACACGTAAACCAGCAGAACCAGCATAAAAGTTAAAATTTAAAGAATAATAAGAGTCATTAGGTAAATATTTAAAAATATAATGAAAAAGATTAGCGCTACCTGCAATATAATTGTAAGTAATCAAAGATAAAGAAGCGCGATGAGTATTTTCTCCGTATGTATACGAATTATTAACATCAATCTGTTTGGTCGAGTAAAACTCCATATACATTGGTGACTTATGGTCCCAATATAAACGAGCATTACTGTCATAGCCATTCAGAGACCTATAATCACCACTAATCATCGGAAAGGTTACGCTATATTTTAAATCTTTTTCGTAAAGACTAATCGAGCCATAATTATTACCAAAATTATATTGACCAGAAATGTTATCACCAAGTTTCATGGTTGAAAAACCATTTCCAGAAGTGCTCCAAAGGTTAGTACATCCTTTAGACACAAAATAAATATAGGCGTTTACAGAATCACCATTAATAAAAAATTCATTAATTGCATTTGCC